GTGGCGACGACTCCCGTCGATTTCTTGAGTGTGGCCTCGGAATAGTACTGTCTTATGGGAAGGCCAAAGAATCACGACGTGGCGAGGGCGATGGCAGCCACGGGTAAATCACGGGCGACCGTGTACCTACAGCGAAAGAAGGTGGATGCTCAGCCGCTCGTAAAGGCGAAGGGCGGCGGCTTAGACGTAGAGATCCAGCGACTTGAGGATCTAGCCGCCAGCCTTGGCGAATCCGCAAAGGACGACACGCGGGCAGACCGATCGGAACTGATCTCCAATTACACAAAGGTCGTGGAGGCGTTGCGCCGGATGAAGGGCGATCGGCCTGATATTGATCAGGCGGAGGGAACGATGGTCCCAGTAGATGAGGCCGACAAGATCATCGCAGCCAGAGACAACGCCCTGATCCCATTACTCAAAGGAATGGCGAAAAGACTCGCCCCTATATGCGCCAACAGGCCAGCGGTTGAGGTGGAGGCCGAGGTTGAGAACGAGGTGGGGCAGATCATGAGGCAGGTTGAGGCCGCGCTGTGACCAAAGCACAAACCGAGCTATGGAGGCGAACAAGGATCCGCTGGCATTATGAGAAGCCGCCTAGGGTAATTGAGTGGGCCGAGAAAAACATCCAACTGGATAGTCGTCTGACCGCTCGTCCCGGTCTATACAGCACAACTTGGACGCCTTACGTGAGGGGGGTATTGGAGGCGCTGGCTGATCCGGGCGTTCACACCGTCACACTCTGCTGGGGATCGCAAACAGGGAAGACGCTCACGCTCGCCGTGTGGCTGGCATACCGGATTGCGAACGATCCGGCTCCCGCATTACTGGTCATGCCAAATGCCGACCTTGCCAGATCCTACAGCGAGACGCGGTTGGCTCCCTTGTTCCAGAAATGCAAACCCGTGAAGGCTCTTTTCCCGGCGGACATGGATGATTTTAAGATTTTGGAAATGCAATTTGCGACCTGCACACTCAGTCTGGTCGGCAGTAATAGTCCGGCCAACCTTAGCTCACGCCCGATTTGCATCGCCGTTTTGGATGAATTGGACTCTTTTGCACCACCATCCGAAAAGGATGCAGCCGCTTACTCACTGGCCTTGGAGCGGACCAAGTCTTTCCCACAGCGGAAGCACGTTCTCACGAGCACCCCGACTCTCTCGACCGGGGATATCTGGATCAATTACCAAGCCGGGTCACAGGAGACCTTTCACGTCCCTTGCCATGCGTGCGGCGAATTTCAAGCGATGGAATTCGGGCAGATCAAATGGGATGAGACTGCGAGATCGGAGGACGGCAAATGGGATATGCGAAAGGTGAGCGAAACCGCCGCCTATCACTGCACCAAGTGCGACGCGAAGTGGACCGAGAGGAATCGGAGGCAATCGATTGAAAAGGGCAAATGGGTGGCCGGGAACCCCAACGCTGAAACGGGGCGCAGGTCTTTCCGGCTGCCGTCATGGTATTCGAGCACGTTGGGATTTGCGGATGCGGCCAGAAAGTTTCTTACCGAAAAGCATTACCTGCACGGGCTCCAGGGATTCGTAAACGGGTGGAGCGCCATGCCGTGGGAGGATCAATTCGACGACGACGAGCTCAACAGCATCCCTCCGGGGGCATTTGCCAAAAAGCAGACATGGGAAGCCGACCACATTAAGCTGGCGGCAATCGACAGGCAGATCGACGGATTCTGGTTCGTGGTTCGAGCATTCTCCCGGGATGGATCCAGCCGCTTAATTGAGGAAGGGCACCGCCGGACAATCGAGGACGTGGCGCATTCGCTCCAGGAACTCGGCGTTAAGCCGCGCCACACCTGCATCGACTCCGGGTACGAAACCCAGGACACCTATCGGATTGCGGCCCGATATGGATGGATGGCGATCAAAGGGGAGGAGCGCCCGCACTACCTGATTGAAAGCGGCGGGACGCGGGTCAAGAGCGTGCACAGCTCTGAACAACCAACCGATGCCGGCTGCCGGCTCCTGCTTTTAAGCTCCCCGGCCTGCCAGGACCTCTTGGCCTGGCTGCGACGTGGACAGGGACCGCTTTGGGAGGTGCCTCATGACGTTTCACCGGACTACCGGGAGCACATGGCGAGTCACAAAAAAGTCCATCGCATCAACCGAAAGACCGGGAAGGACGTGTATGAATGGATTCGAATCAAAAGCCGACAAGACCATTTATATGACTGCGAAACCTACCTGGCCGGGCTTGCGGTTTACGGCAGGGTCATTGCCGCCGAGGCCGCGATGGCACAGGTATGATTGACATGACTTTTGGGTCGTGGAGCGAGGGCTTATTTTTTCCTTCTGGATTCAAGCTGCAAAAGACCCAGTGGCCCTGCGTCTTGCCCTGGAAGCGCTTGCCGCCTCTCAATTTGAATCCTTCAACAGTAACGGTCGATTTATGGTGACCGCCAGCGTCGCCGGAAAATCCTTTTCCTACCAATTCCAAAACAACATGGATCCTGTGACCCTTTCCACACGAGCCTACGAAGCATGGCGCAAGGTGAAGGATTTCACAACCAGCGCCGATGTGGAAACTTTCCTATCCAAAAACACCGGCCAAGTGAGCTACCCAAACTACGGCGTGCAGACCGTGGTCTACCCCTAATATGTCACTTGGTAGCTGGTTTGGTCGGTTGATTCGGGCAGGCGCCCAGGACTACACCAAGCGCCGCCATATCTACACCCCACCGCAGGACAGTCGGATTGACGTCACCAACGCAAGCCGGACTCAGGTTCTCGGCCTTGCCCGTTATATGTATTACAACAACCCCGTCGTCCGGGGCGCGATCGATTGTATGACTCGGAATTCGATCGGCCCGGGGATCAAATGCCAAAGCCGGACCAAGGACGAAGCATGGAACACGGCGACAGAGGAGTGGTTCCACAACTGGTCGCTGGCCTGTGACGTTCGCGGTCTGCTCGATTTCAACACCCTCCAACAAGTGGCGACTAGGACGATGCTCCGGGATAACGAGCTCTTTATTTTGCTAACCGATAACGGCGACGGATGGCCCATGTTGCAGCTTATCGAAGCACACCGATGCGCAACCCCTAGCTACATTCAGGACCCACGAGTGGTCGACGGAGTGCGGATCAATGCCAACGGACGCCCGCTGTCCTATTACATCCGAATCGGTGACGGGGATAAATTCACAGAGGTGCAGGCGGCCGACGTGATCGTCCTAGCGGAACGCGACCGGGCGGACGAGCTCCGCAGCCTTTCCCGGTTGGTCACCTGCCTTAACCTTTTGCAGGATCGCGATGAGATTTTGGAATTTGAAACAGGAGCCGCCAAGCGGGTGGGGCAAATTGGACTGGCCCTCGAAGGCGATGGAAGCACCGGATTTTTTGGAAATGATAGCACCAACGAGGACGGCATCACGACCGATCGGATCATGGGCGGCGGGGCGATCTGGAACATCCCCAACGGTCGAAAGCTCCGCGAGCTCAAAAACGATCGGCCCAGCCCCAACCTGCAGGATTTCATGGATCAGTTTTTGAGGGCAGCGGCGACCGGCCTCGGCCTTCCTTATGAGTACCTGTGGAAAGCTGACCTCTCCGGGCCGTCGCAGCGGTTCGTCCTGGCACAAGCTCAACGCCGGTTCGACGAGATTTCCCAAACGATCATCACTCAACTCGTAAGCCGTGTGCGCCTTTGGGCATTGGCGAAAGGGATCAAACGCGGGGATTTGACCGCCCCGAAGGGAATGGACCGGTGGTGGCAAGCGGCCTACCACACGCCCAAGCAGACAACCATTGACGCCGGGAGGGATTCTGCAGCTGATCGGGAGAACCTGAAACTAGGCCTGACCACGTACGCTCAGATTTATGCAGCTGGTGGAGACGACTGGCAGGAGGCTATCGATCAAAAGATTGCCGAACAAAAATACATCCGAACCAAGTGCGCCGAGGCTGGGATCCCAGTGAATGAGATCCAGTTTATCCAAAACCAACATCCATCGCAGACTCCTCCATCCGAACCAGCGGCGGACGTGCCAGCCCCTACAACTGAAACCCCGGCGCCTCAAATGGAGGCCGTCGTCCCGACCGAATCTTTCACCATGAAGGATGAACCCGATTACAACCTGTCCTCAAAAGAGTTAGATATGGTGGCAAAGGCCGTCGGGCTCAAAACCACAAAAACGCGGGCCAAAAAGAAAAGCTGATAAATTGACACGCTCGGCCACGTCATGGCCGAAAAGAAATTCAAAGGAATCAGCGTCATCACCGCAGGACCCGCCTTGGGTCACGGGATGATCATCGATGCGGAAACCCTTTCCCAAGTGGTTGAGCGGGGGAACGAAGCAGGGCAGGTGAAGGTTTTGTCGGATCACTCCGGCAGCATTTCCAATATCATTGGATACTTGGAGGACTTCCGTCTGGATGGTGGACAGGTCCGCGCCGATCTCACCCTTTTCCAAAGCCACGATAGCTTCAGCTTTTTCTCTGAATTGATCAGCACCCTCCCAGTGCAGGTCGGCTTTTCAATTTCATTTAGCGGCATTCCTCGGACGGCAGAGGACGGAACCACGCTGGCCGACGTCCAGAGCCTTTGGTCCGTGGATCTCGTTCTGAGCCCTGCGGCAAACCCAACCGGGATTTTTAACGCAAAGCCGGTTGACAGCAAAAAAGAGGGCATGGATAAAACCACGGCCCCTGAGGTCAAACTAGAAGCGCTGGCAGAAGCCGCGCCCGCAGCACCGGCGGCCCCGGCACCTGAACCCGCTCCGGCGATGGAACCCAGCCACGTCGACATTCTTAAAGCGATCAGCGACCTGTCCGCCAAGGTGGACGCATTGGCCGCCGCGATGATTGAAGAAGAAGTCAGCGAGGGCGAGACGGAGATGGCAAAGCTCGAAACCGCCGTTGAACCCGCCGTTGTTGAAGAAGCAAAGGTCGAGGAAGTGGCTGCTCCCGCACCCTCCGAGGTTCCTGCTGATACGAACCTTTCCAAAAACGACGAAGCAGGCGCAAAGGCCGAGCTCGCCGTTCTGAAAATTGAACTGGAAGCCAGCCGGGGAATCAAACCCCTGGAGACGGCGTCCAACCAACCCATTTCTCGCGACGAAATCCTGAAGGCTTTCAACGCGGAAAAAGATCCCCGTCGGGCGGCGGAGATTTTCAAACAACTCAACTTCGCCCGCAAATAACAAAGGATACAAACCAACATGGCAAACACACTCGGATCGGTCTCGAATGGAAAAGCCATCGCCCAACGTGCCCTCACGATCCTGGTCGATCGCTTTCCTTTCTTAACGCAGGGCGTCACGGATTTTTCGGACGTTCCCGCTCGCAAAGGTGATACCATCACCACCCACCTCGTAACCGTAGGCACCGCCTCGGCTTACTCCACCACAGCCGGATACGTCTCGAACGATCGGACTCAGACAGATTGCACAATCTCTCTGTCCAACCTGATCCACTCGACGATCGCCATCCGCGACGACGAAAAAGCCAGCTCGCAGATCAATCTGATTGAGCGCTTTGCCGCTTCCGCCGCTTACGCGGTCGGAAAGAGCATGGTTGATTCCGTCCTCGCCAATGTGACCAGCGGCAACTTCGCCAGCAGCCTCTCGGTTGCGGCCGGTGCGCTGACCTACCGTGGCGTGACCTCACTCGGATACACCTTGGATACAAGCAAGGTCCCGGGAGTTAATCGGTTTGCCGTGGTGTCCCCGGACAACTACGCGAGCCTCCTCAACGATGCGTCCATCGTGGCGAATGCCCAGTTGAACGCGGACAAAATCGGAACTGGCCGGATTGGATTGGTGAACAACATCAACGTGTTCTCCTACACCAACCTACCCACCGCCGTCTCCAAAGGTTTCGCGGCCCAACAGGAAGCTCTCCTAGTGGCAGCCCGCTTGCCCGAAGTGCCGGAAAACTTCCCCGGTCTCGTCGAAAACGTGACCGAACCCGAATCCGGCCTTTCGATGCAAATGCGCGAATGGTTCAACCCGAATCTCGGGCAGACCTTCCGCAGCTACATCCTCCTGTTCGGAACGGGAGTGGGTTCTGGCAGCAGCTTGGTTCGCTTGGTCTAAACACTAACGACCATCGGCGGGGGCGGTCATGTCGGGGGACGTGGCCGCCCTTGCCACCTTACGGTGAACCCCCCTACACCATACACAAGTCTCGCCCTTATCGCCGGTCCCGGCGAGGGCGAGATTTTGCGTAGACTGATCGAATCCTCTCGCGGCCTTTGGGACGAGGTCGTCGTCGTTGCAGCGGTGGGCGCAAACGATGCGCAGGGCGTGCGTATTAGCGCCCTAGAGGCCGCAGGATCGGCCTTGGTATGGGGCGAATACCAGAACAGCCCGGAGCACAAAGACTGGCCTCATATCGACAATTTCTCCGCCGCTAGGAACAAGGCATTCAGCATGGCGTCCGGCAAATACATTTTTTGGGCGGATTGTGATGACCTATTCCAACCAGGACAAGCGGCAGCCCATCGTCAGGCAATAACAGACCGGGAAGCAGGCGTGACCGATTGGGACATCCTAGTGACCACCTATGACGTCCAGAACTCAGGAATGCGGAATAATCGAAGGGAGAGGATATTTCGGCGCAAGGAAAACGGATCCCTTCCGGCTCATTGGGAACGGCAGATTCATGAGCGGGTCAAACCCGACGAAGGCGCAAAAATAGCGATCGCCGATCACCTGGTGATTTTACATTCCCCCGCAGGTCCAAAGGTATCCAGCGCAGAGCGAAACAAGCGGATCATCGCCAGTCGACTGAACGGGATCGGCATGGAGTGGTACTACCTAGCGCAAGAGCATTTCATCAAAAACGAATTTCAACAGGCGATCGGACCGTGCCTGCTGGCATTGGAGCACGCCGAGGTCGGGCCTGTGGAGCGCTACCAACTGCACTGCCAGGCCTCCATGATGTTGTCCGATCGGGCAAAGCGCTTGGAGCACATTGGGAAGGCGATCACCTTGTGCCCACTCCGCCGGGAGGCGTTTGGATTATTGGCAGCCGACCGCATGGATCACGACGATTTCACGGCCGCCTACCACATCCTCGCCAAGGTGGATACCATGCCCAACACGACCGATTGGAATCAGGAAAACCGCTGGTACAAGCACCTTCCAAAAACTTTGATGGCTCAATGCTTGCGTGCCAGTAAGCAAAACCTTGATGCCGAAATTCTGGTGCGCGAAGGATTCCGGGCAGCTTGGGGCCGGATCACTGTCATCCATGCGGGCGAACCGGAAGAATGTCTGCGCTCGCTTGCCCTCTACACCGACACCGCTGACGATCCAAACGCCATACAGCACATGCTCATCACTAAGCGCGGAAACAAACAGGCGGATCGGCAGCGGATTATCCACTCGGCAGATGAGGCCATAGGTGCAGCAGCAGGAGATATGCTTTTAATCGTCAACGCCAAGGAAGCCCGCGTGCCAGGACTTCGATGGGACGTCGCGCTGATTGAAAACGGAACGATTCCGCCAGGGGCAGAAAGATTGCCTGACCCGGTGGATCGGATTGGGAGGGTGATTGTTGGTCTTACCACCACACCGAAACGGATACACACCGTCCTGCCGACGATTCAAACCCTGCTCAATCAATCACGCCCAGCGGACAAGATCGTCCTCCACGTTCCAAACAAGCTCGCTAGGACGGGTGACAGAATGCCCGAACTACCGGATGCAATTAAAGAATTGGAGCAAGCCGGAAAGATCACCATTCATCACGGTGGCGATCACGGCCCGGCGAGTAAATTTGTCGGCGCATACCATCACGCCCTACCCGACGACCTCATCATTTGGTGCGACGACGATATTCTATATAGCCCGCAAATGGTGGAAACCCTCGCCAGGGAATGCCCGGAAGGATCCGCGATGGGGCAGTGCGGATTCTTTATGACCGGAGCAAACGGATACGCCATCGCCCCGGATCACCTCGGCCACGCGGAGATATTGGAAGGATTCGGAGGAGTATGCTGCCGAAAGAAAGACTTCCCCGACATTAACCTATTCCCAGAAATGACCACTCGGGATTTCTGGCATTTGGACGCTAAGGGAAAAGCCCAATTCTTAGCCGACGATTACGTGATGAGCGTTGAACTTCAAAAGAAAGGGATCAAAACTCTTGTCTGCAATAGCCCGGACTTCAACCGTTCCAACGGCCTTCGTATCCGCCAAGAGGGGCTTGGGGAAGATGCCCTTCAAAACAACAAGGGCACAGGGGGAAACCTTGCAGCCTACGCACTCCTCAAGAATGCGTGACGAGGATTGGCTGGAATCGCACGTCCAACACCTGCTCGGCAAGTGTGGGCGAAAACTTGCGATCGATATCGGGGCAAACTTTGGAACCTGGTCAAACTTTCTAAAGCCCCTTTTTGACCGCGTCATCGCAGTTGAGCCGGACGATCGGTGCCCGGAGATTACTGGGACCGAGTTTTATCGAATGGTGATCGGAAAGACCTCCGGGGCGTGCACCCTGTGGCTTTCGCAGGAACCCCAACAGAATCACCTTGGAGAAAGACACCCACTCCACGGCACCGGCGGGCGACCCCTGCAAATTACTCAAAAAACCTTCGACCAACTTTGCGACGGACGAGTGCCGGACTTCGTAAAAATCGACGTGGAGGGGGCGGAGGACTCCATCCTAGCTGGAATTATTGATCCAACCGCCTATGCAAAAACATCATTCCTGATTGAAAGCCACGCAAAGGAAAGCGAACTGGTCGCCATCCTTTCGGCCTGGGGCAGGGAATACATAAAAATACCACACCCGGCGCCTTGCCCTGATCACTGTTGGATCGCCGTTCCTGCTTTGACATAAAAACTTGAGCGTGACCGAACTGGAAAACCTTCTAACCAGCGGCCTGTCGGAAGCGATCGCAGCCGCACCCGTCACCGCCTCGATTGCTGGCACCGTTGTGACCGGGTTTTATTCGTCCAACGAGCAAACCGCTCAACTCGGCTACGGCGGCATGATTGACCCGCAAAGCTCCGAATTTGTCTACATTACAAGCGCTATCACGGCCCCAACTCTTATGTCCGTGATTACCGTAGCCGGGACACGCAAGCGAATCGCCGGGATCAATAACGATAGCGGCCTCACAAGCCTCACCCTCAACACCCCGGAGGACGTCCGTAAATGAGCCTGCGCCTAGATTTTGAGAGCGCCCTGACGAGCTACCTGACCACCGTCAGCCCATCTAAGCCCACAGGCCTCAATGTCCAGGCGGGGCACAGGATCGACGATTTACAGGTTCCAGCGCTGATTATTCACGCCGAGGCGGCTGAACCCATTACCGAAGGCAACCCAGGAGCCGACAGAAAGATCAAAATTGATGCTACGGTCATCACGCCCATGCAGGAAACAGGGACCGCTGTGAGTCATTCAGCGGCGTTTTTATGGGCTTGTGAGCGCCTCCGTGATAGCTCGGCTATTATATCCGCCATCACCGTGGGGATGAGCGTCTACGGTTCCTATATTGCCGACGAAAAGAGCTCAGGAAACGAAACCGCAATGGGCGACACGGTGTCCGCCTTCTTTTACGTCACAAGGTGATTGACACGGAAACTCCCCGCGTATGGCTTACATTTACGGAACAACCACAACCGCCAACGTCAGCGAATCAGTTGTAACGACAAACGAACTGGCCCCCATCGTGGGAGCAACCGGGGCGGTCGTGACCGTGTTTCAAAAATACGCAAAGGGCGAGGCAAACACCGAAACAGTAGGTAGCGCCGCTTTGCCCACCCTTTTCACAGGATCCATGGGATCCACGGCCAGAATCACGTCGTACGAATACAGGGAAAACCCGGTCGAGCCTAACAGGTTGACCACAACCACCACCCAACTCTCAACCATCTAAAAATATGGCATTTTCTGGAACAGTAACTGGCCTAGCGCTCACTCAAGTTTCGATCAGCGGATCGGTGGATACCACCATCGTGGAAGCGGGAACCGCCAACACCGTTCCCATTGTTGCGGAAGCATACAACAAAAAACTGGATATAAGCATTGAGGGAATTGATGACGGATATACAGCCGGGACAAGCGTGACCTACAAAGGAAAAACTTTCTTAGTGACCAGCGTTGAAAGCAAGCGGACCGCCGGAGACGTAAAAAAGATTTCCATTCGCGGAACCGCATACGATTACGCGGCCTAGGCCACAGCCCGGGCGGGACATTCCCCTGTGTCCTTGGATCTAAAATTTGCGGAAAGCGTTCTCAACCTAGAACACCGCGTGCTAGGTAAAAAACTAAAGCCTTTTTCCCTTTGGCACGCCCTCCTGTTGGAGGCTATCAAATCTCCAATTTGGATGGGGCAGGGAAAGCTGACGCTCCCCGACCTGCACTCCGCCGTTGCAATTTGCTCTCAGGAATGGCCTAGCTTCAATCTTAACGCCGGGATCATTACCGTAATTAGAAACACATTTTTAAGAGGGAAACGGCTTGATGATGAATCCAAAAAACTCATCGCCTATTTCAACGATTACAACTCCGTCCCCATGATCTGGACGGCAGATAAGAGCGACAAAAAAGAAGCGCCTAAATGCCCACTACCGATGGCGCTCGACCTTGTGGCGTGGTTAGTCCGGCACGGATTCGGCGAGGCGAGATCATGGAATATGCCGATTGGGCTGGCGCATTGGTACTACGTGGCCTGCGCCAAGCAAAGGGGCTCCGAGATTGACTTGGTGAGCCCGGAGGAACAGCTGGTCATTGACCAAGTGAAGGCAAAAAACAAATGAACAGGCAACCGGTCTACATGAGGGTCGACGACAATCGCCTCCAACAAGCGCTCAAACAGTGGATGGCGCTAAAGGGAAAGGGCGTGTCGGAGGCATTACGCAAGGCTACGCGGCTTGTGTGCGTAAATTTGGCCTACCAGACGCAACCATTCGGTGATGCGGAAGGACGGCAACAAGGCAAAGCAGCGATCACCCGGGACCTAAATTACATTTTCGTCTCTCTTAACGCTCAAAGTCTCGCCTTTTTTCAAGAGGTCATGGGCGGATCAAATAAGCGCCTCACATTAAAACGAAAAGACGGCAGCGTCTGGATTACGGATACCGATACCTACATGACCAAAGGGCAAATGCACGACTTCCACCAAAGCCAACGCACGCCAGGTCGTGGGAACGTAAGAAACGCCAGCAAAAAGAACCAAACGAGGGACATAGGTCGGCATAGCGAACACCCGCGCGGCGTCGTTTCACAGGCCGATATGACCTCCTATATGCAGAGCGTGTGGAAAAAATCGGGTATCGCAAAGGGCGGCTGGGCCGCTTGCGCCAAGTTGCTAGGTGGATCCAGAGGAATTCCTCAATGGGTCACCCGACACGCCGGGAAGCGGGCGGGAGGCATGGTGAACGACCAGAGCATGAGGCAAAAAGACCCACGAATCACATTTACCAACATGGTCCCTTGGGTCTCGAAAGTGCTATCCCCAAGCCAGGGGCAGCGGGCTCTTGACATAGCCAAATACAAGATTGTGAAAGAGATCGATACAGCCATCAAATATTCCTCAAAAATGGCGGGCTTTAAATGAGCGAGGTCAAAGTATCGGTCGGACTTGAAACGTCCGCATTTGAAACGGGATTTGCACGGTTACAAAACTCCGCCGCTCGATTCAAACACGAACTGATGGCCGGGCTTGCGGGAGTGTTTGGACTGGAGCGGTTGGCGACAGGATTTGAGGGCGCAATCAGTAAGGCGTCCCGACTTGTGGACGTTTCCAAGCGATTTGGAATTCCATCCGATGAGCTACAACGGATGGCCAACGCCGCCGAACTTTCCGGGGTCGATATGGAGACACTTGCCAAGGCGATGCAACTCATGGAAGTAAACGCTCAAAAAGCATTTAACGGCACTGGCGAAGAAGCAGCCAAGATGCGTGATGAATTTAAATCAATAGGAATAACCGGCAACGACCTAGTCACCATGACGCCGACCGAAAAGCTAATGAAATTTGCGGACGCCTTGCACGAAGGCGCCTTAGCCGGAAAGGATTTTGCATTAGCTAAAGACCTCATGAGCCGCGGCGGCCCCGGGATGCTGGCCTTCTTAGGTCAGGGCTCTGAATCGATTAGGGAAGAAGCAGACAGCATGAGAGTTATGTCCACGGAAGTAACGGGCGCCCTCAAAGGAATGGAGGACGAATTTATTAGAATTAAAAGCAATATCGTAGATTTATTTGCCGATATTGCGGCCAAATTTGGAACGCCCATGCTTCGCCTTTTTGCACAGCTCCAGGCGGTCGCTTACGAATTCGGCGGTCAAATTGCAGACCTGCTCGGCGGAAACATTAAAGACCTAATCAACGGGCCGCAGCGAATGATCGATGCCTTTCACAAGGGCGGCGAAGAATTTGATCAACGCATGGCCATATCGGCAGCACCGGGAAACAGGTCGATGCCAAACCTAGACGTGATGCCAGCTCCATTAAAATCAAACGATAACAAGCTGACCATCCTGGCCGACGCCCTGCAAAAGGTGGGTGGTGGGGGACAATTCGCCCGAATCGGCGGGCAGGACTACGCCCGGGACATTTATGGCGGGCTGGCATCCGGTAAGTTTAAGGTGAGAGCCGAGATCGAAGGCGGCATCCCAGGATTCGGAGCAACGCAGGGAGCACAATAATGGCGTATTACGAGCAACCAGGGCGAACGACCGCAATCGATGATACAGGGAAACAGGTCGTCACAATAACCTATGTAGGAAACGAGGAGGCGTCGGTACCAACGGGAATCTCGGGGACAATTAAAAACAAGGCCGTGGTCAAATCAGAGGCTGGACAAATTCGTACTCAGTATCAGATTCAACAAACAGCCGCGAGTGCGGCAGGCGGAGCCGGCAGCGGTGGATACACGATCGAAATCGTGTCCTCCGTGCGAACGGTGCCAATCGAAACGCACCCCAAATTTGGAGGTGATCAAATAACCTACGGCGGAAACATAGCTCCGGCGGGAATTAAGTTGATCAAGGACACGGTCGCCACGCCTGGGAAAACATTTGATGACATTTCTGGTCAAGTTGTTGAATACGGACCGACTGCAGACTGCCGAAAGCTCTACGAATTTTTATCAAAAGGCGTTGAATCATATTATTTGCCGTCATTGATTGTTAGAAAAACCTATCTTTCGTCTGGAACCGCAGGGGCAGGAACCGTAGGTAAAATTACCTCGCCTGGTGTTTCAATTACTGGAATGCCTACAGGCGCAACATTCCTTCTTATTAACGTATCAGCACGAGGATCGGCTGGGGCATACACCATCACGGAAGAATACGAGATGAGCGGGCAGGGCGGCTGGGACACTTACCTCTACAACCCGTCCTAATCAAATGCCCTCCGAAAAACCCGACAGCTATCAGTGCGGGCCGTTTTCAGTTGTAAGAAATCCAGATCTTACTCAATTTGTTGAAAAGCTCAACCGCCTGCGAGAGATGGTGGATTCCTGCCGGATTCAACCAGGAAAGGGATACACGTTCAACAGGTCGTCCGCCGGGACAACGCTCTCAATTCACTCTGGGAAAGGATTGCAGCTAGACACAGAATACTCATTTAAATTAGAGGTTAGAAAAAAAGACTCCGGCTACGAATTCAAGGTAGGGCCAGGGACCGTCCAGAATAACTCAATTCAACCGGACAACATCGACACTTGGGTGGAATTTGCAGACGCACCGGCTCGGATCTACCTAGAGGCGGAAATAACAGAACTTGAAATAACGTCCCTCACGTTCCTGGCGCAGGATTCGGACGCTGAACTGTTAAGAACCGAAATCAGCTCCGGGGAGCAAACTTTCGCCAGGATAACGATTGGCCTTTACGTTCCAACCACGACAGGCGGAACAGATTATCGAGTGATCCAAAACGTCAGGACGGACATTATGACGCCGCTTTTTGCCTTCAACGGATACCCAGCCCTGCAACTGACGCAGGAGGTTGTGAACGAGTATCAATAAAAATGCCTTCCGAGTTAAGCTATCAAACGCCACGTCGAATAAAATTGGGTCCTATACCAGACTCACCGCCTAATGGAGAGCCATCAGATTACTGGGAATCAAGGAAATCTGTTCAGATTCCGGTAAAACAATATTTTGAGTGGATCAACGTCAATATTTGGACCTGCCAAGTTAATTTGTCGCATTCCTACGCAAGAGATAACGAAGGCTCATCATTTACTCTGACTAATTATACAAAATCTTTTGAGGTAAATGTAGGACGAGAAAATAAAGGCCCTGGATATATATATTCAGGAAGCATTACAAATTCCCCAATAATTGATGGTCAAGTTTATCAAACTACAGATCCTAGTTTTCCTTTGTATCCTCAAACGCAAGGGGCTCAACCTGAAAGTTGGTGGATGAAGCAAAGGTCAAATGTCTTAATTAATAATCACGAAAGATCCTATTTTAATGCAACAAGTTTTATAACGCATGTAAAAGATCCAGATAGCGACAATTATTATAACTATAATTATAAAACAAGTTTTGGATTTGGAATTATGTTTGGTACTAACGGAGATTCATATTACGACCCGGACACAAAAATGATATGGCCATATATTCAATTTGAATCGTTCAGTACTGGAGCCCTAGGATATGGTGCAAATTGGTACGGAACAACCGGTCAGGTTGCGCAAGTAGGCGCAGCAACCATTACTGTCGACGGGGTATCTATCCCAGCTCAAGTTGAGTACATAGGAAACTCGGCTCCAACGCTCACGATTCAATGGACGCCCGGATCTACCCGCTATCTTTGACAACAAACGAAAGGGAATCCCATGTCGGCGACTTATAACATTACATTAGAGCAGGGGGCGGATTGGACACGCGACCTCATGCTAACCACCGCCACCCAGGGGGCGATTAACCTGACGGGCCGGACGTTCAGCGCTCAGATCCGGCAGATGCCAGGAGGCACGGTAGCGACGATTATCGGGTGTAGCGTGGTGAGCGCCGCTGGGGGGCAGCTCCGAATGACCGTCACGTCCGCCGCAACGCTGGCCGTCCCCACCGCCGGGGCGAAATATGACCTCTTCATGGTGACCAGCGCTGGCGTTTCGTCCCGACTTCTAGACGGGGCGGTGACACTCACCCCAAGAATTACAGTCGTATGAGCGAATCGATCTACCTTTCCATCACCGAAACGCCCACGGTCGTCACCCTTACGACTCCCGTAATCACGTCCTCATTGGCGGGAAGCGTGACAGTAATGAACTTCCCGGCCTCGACCACCGTGACCGGGACCGTGGCGCTGGATTCTGCCAGCCTGTCGGCCCTGGAAAACGTGACCGTCACGATCGGATCCTCGGTTTCAATTAGCAACTTCCCGGCTACGCAAGCCGTCTCCATCGCCACCATCCCCACCCACGGCGTGACCGTGGCCAATTCCGCCGTGACCGTAGGCGGAACGGTGACAGCCAACGGCCTTGCGCTCGGCGGCACCGTGTCGAACGTGTTCCCGATTGGCGTTGGAACGCTTTACAGCGGCGTGCAGGCCGTGGCCGACACTATCGGCTACAGACTGCCCGTTTCCCTAGGCGATTCGCAAGCAGTGGTCAGCGCAAACGTTGCCAATTCAGTCACGATCGGATCCTGCCCCACCCACGGCGTAACCATTGGCAACACGAGCGTCACGGTCAACGGCACATTCTGGCAGGCTACGCAGCCCGTCAGCCTAGCGTCGGTCCCAGCCCATGCAGTCACGCTGACCAGCACGACGGTAACCGTCAGCTCGCTCCCGGCTCTTGCCGCTGGAACAGCTCAGATTGGATCCGTGACGGCCTCCATTACTGGGACAGTCCCGGTAAGCGGGACGTTCTGGCAAGCGACCCAGCCTGTGAGCCAGGCGTCTGTTCCAACGCACGCCGTGACTCTAACCAGCACGACCGTAACAGTAAGCTCACTCCCCGCATTGCCTGCCGGATCTGCGCAGATTGGATCCGTAACAGCCTCGATAACCGGTACAGTGCCCGTCAGCGGGACATTCTACCAGGCTACACAACCGGTAAGTCTTGCATCAATCCCAGCGCTGGCGGCTGGCTCAAATCAAATCGGATCCGTGACAGCATCCATTACTGGGACCGTCCCGGTAAGCGGAACATTCTGGCAAGCCACACAACCCGTCAGTCTAGCTTCTGTTCCAGCGCATGCCGTAACCCTGGCAAGCACGACGGTGACCGTTAGCTCGCTACCGGCGCTGACTGCTGGAACAAGCCAAATAGGCTCAGTCACTGCATCGATTAGTGGAACCGTCCCGGTCTCAATTTCATCAGTTACAATTGGCAACAGCGTAACGATCTCATCTCTTCCCGCCATAAGCGGAGCGGTAACAGCCAACGCATCAAATGGAACTCTTACAACAAGATTTGGTTCTGTTCCTACGGCCAATTTATCCTTTTCAACAACAGCGGTTACAAATTCAAATCGAAAATATTTGCTTATTCAAAATATAACAACTTCTAACAATGTCATTACTGTTGGAATAGGATTTACGGCAACAACAACGCAAGGAATTCAATTAGTAGCTGGGGCCGGATTAATATTTGATGGAACCTATATACCTACCGGAGCTATAAATATTTTGTCTTCTGTAGCTGGGAGTGCATTCACAATTTTAGAAGCTTAATATATGGCTTTTTTTGGACAACAGTCTCCAACTCTTCCGAGAGTGTTTTTGGCAACAGCAGATCAAAGTTTTACATCAGCAACATTTACAGACTCAACATATTTGCAAGCAAATCTACTAGCAAATACCAAGTATCAAATTACGATTGGACTGATGGTGCTTGCTCCTGATTTATTTGGAGCTCAAACTTTAAAAGCTAAATGGAGTCAAACTAGTGGGACTGTTATTGGTGGTTGGATTGGGATTGGGAGCAGTCTTTCTTATCAATCAAGCCTTAGAACTATTGCTTATAATTCAAATGTTAATGCAGATACGCCTACTTTTCTTACATTAGATATGGCTACTCAAGGTCAAGTGGACGTTAGCTATAAAATACCAGTTACCTCTTTTATTGCATCAGTTGGAGCTACTGGTGGAATTTCTAAGGCTCAATTTGCAAACACAGATCCAGATTTAAACGATTTATACATACAAACAAATTCCTATATGATTGTAACTCAACTGGCATAATATGCCGGTTGTTATTTTAGCATTATTGCTTTGCTCTTGTTCTGATTCTAAGGACAGATCCGAAACTTGCACCCGATACACCAACACGCCGACAATGGGAGACGCGGCCCGGGCAGCCGGTGAAAAGCCGTTTTGAGATATGGCTCGCAAAATCGATTGGTCGACTGTTCCTGATCAGGACAAGCTCTACGCCCTTTCCTACCTGATCGACGAAGGATTCATTGAGCCGGTCGATCGGGACGGCGAACTATATCTCTGCATCACGACGGCCGGGGCAAACATGAAATGAGCACCGATCAGATCGCCGAACTTTCCGAACGCCTTTCCGTGGTACGGGAAGCGGTGGCCCGGGTGGAGACTCGCCAGACAGTCGTGCTCGACCTGTTGGAACGCTCACAGGCCAGCCTGGGCGAATATCACGG